CCCCAAAAGGGGCCCCCAGGTCGCCACCCTCGTTCTGCTATTACCACAACAAAAACAATCCTTTTTTGCTATTGTATTTGTTTATCGTCTGTCACTGTAATTACTTTGTCTGGCAAAGCGTTCAACAGATTAATTGACACTGTAGCGTTTTCGCTTTGATCATTCCAACCAAACACTAAAGCAGACCGCTTTGCTAATGATGAAAGGACTTGTTCCCTTGTGTTTTCTTCACGAATATCACTGATGTCATATTTATCGACTCTTTCTAGTGTGGAAACTGCATCGCTTGCAAGCTTGGAGCGCATTAATTTAGATAGGCTTTCGATTGATTGTTCTATTACAGGGTTTCTCTTTTCTAAGGAAACCTCTTTCACCATAGAAACAATTTTTGAGAAACCAGTCTTGAAAGCCCGTTGCTCTAGTGTCGCTTTGTTTACTTGCAAATCGTTTGCAATCTCCGCCCAGCTTTCACCGGCGAGGCGGCGAGCCTTGGCAAGTTCCCATTGATCTTTGTTCACCTTCACGACGACGAACCTACCCGTCCGGTCTTTGCCTTTCAACCTTTCGCTCCGTTCCCCTTGGCGGCTCCGCTTCGCTCCCATCCCCAGTCGCTTCCCAAACCCTCGTTTTCCCCTGTAAATCCGGCCTCGAAACCAGGTTCTGAAAAAAAGTGCAAAAAAGTTGTTGCGCTCCGTTTCGGTCCGCTCTAGTCTGTCGTCGTCATGAACGAAAACCAGTCCATTACTCCCAAGGAAACCCAACGCATCCTCGTTGCAATCGGCCTGTCCGTCGCGACGAAAACTTGTCCCGAAGTCGAAGTCTCCGACGTCGAAGCCGCTTGTCGCTTCATCCGATCCCGTTTCGACGACGTTGATTGGGATTGGGAAGACAATGCAGCATCGATCTTCGGCGACGACCGCCGCATTCCCGTCTGCGAAGACGACGAAGGAAACGAGGCTCATTTCACGATTCGACTTGTTGGTCAACGCATCGTTGCAGTCTTCCGTAAACCTTCTGGCGAAACCGTCATCGATTCGTCTTACCACGGTTCCATCGATGAAGCGAAGGAAGTCGCTTTTGAAGACGCCAACCGCTACGGTTGGAACCTTGTTTCCGTTGCCACCGTCAACGCCTAACCAACAAATCCATGAATTACCCAGAACAAATTCCCGCCGCCTACTCCACCGATTCCGCTTTGGAACGTGCCTATCGCATAGGATGGAACCACGGCCACGGAATCGCTTGTCACAACGTGCCTTCAATCGGCGATTCGATCGATCGATCGGTCGACTGGATTGGACTCGGGAAAACCGTCACGCCGGAAAATATCGCCGAATACCACGAATGCCTTTGCTACGCCGCCGAGTCCTGTTCCCGTGAGTATTCCCCCTTCGAATTCGTCGCCCATGAATTGAACGAATCCGACGACTCCGAATCGCTTTGGGAGGCTTTCGAATCCGGCGTCTCCGATTCGATCCGATTCGATTTGAAAGGCTATTCCTACGCCGTCGAAACGGTCTGATTCCCGATCATCAGGCTATCGGAAACGGTAGCCTGTCATCGGCGATCATGCCGAATCACAAAAACAATCCAATCCCATGACACTGCATTCCCCATTCATCATCTCCTCCCGTTTGCTCCCCGCTGTTTCAATCGGCAAAGGAAGCGAACAAATCACCGTTTCGCTCTCCCCGTCGGGATTCATCATGGACGGCCCATTCGGCGAGCATCGGGTCACCGGACTCAGGCTTTCCCCGCTTTGCAATTCCATCGAATCCGCTTTTGAGACTCTGCTCTCGTTTATGACGGCGGCTGCCGAATCCTTCCGTTACAAGGGAATGGACGGCGAAAACTCTGACTTGTTCCCCGCCGAGGTCACCGAGGCAATCTCTCAGGTTTCATCGGAGCTTGAATGCGTTTGGTTCGAGATTCACTCGGCCATCGAATCCGATGAATCCCTTGTCACCGAATAAACCCAAAGCCCATCAAATCCCATGATCCTGATTTCCCGCACCTATGAAATCGTCACGCCGGAATCCGCCGAATTCGGGGAATCCGACGATGCCGGTTTTATCTGTCAATCGGAGCCTGTAACCTTTCGCGAGTTGGTCGACTTGATGCGCGAGCATCCCGTCCCTTCGTCCTATCCTTGTGGAGGTACCCGATGGGATTGGCTTTCGTCATATTCCGAAACGAACTATCGGGACGCGAGCGAAAGGACGGAATCCCTTCATTACGACAAATCGAATCCGCCGTCCCGCGACAAATACTGGCGCAAGGCAATGGTGATTGCCGGAATCCGGGTCCGCTGATTCCCCGCGCGGCTTTCCACGGGGAAACCCTGGGGAGCCTGGCGGCGAATCAAATCCGATCCCCGATCACAAAAACAATCCTATGACCAAAAACGAAGAAATCCAGATCCTCACCGCCGCCGCCGATAGTCTCGGTCCCGATTCCTACTGCGGCGCGTGGCTTCGCGAGCAAATCCCTTTCATCGAAAGCGATATCCGCTCCGACGTTGAACCTGGGATCCTGGCAAGCGCTTCACTGCAGGAATGGACGCGCCGATGCGCGGAAATGCGGGCGGAGGCTATGCGTGACCGTGACCGGATCCTTTCCGATGCGCGCAAGGAAGCGGATCAAATCCGCGCGCAAGCGGTCCGGTTTAATGAACTGCAGCGGGATGAATTGAAGCGGACGTTGCGCGCGATTCTTGACCGGATTTCCTGATTCCCCGCGCGAGGCTATCCGCAAGGGTAGCCTCTGGCGGGCGATCACCGCCCGGATTCAAAATCCTATGACCACACAAGAAACCATCACAAAAGCGGAGCTTTGCTCTCTACTCCGTAAATTCATCGCGCAACGGTCCGGGCTGGACTGGCGCGATTATGGGCACGATGCGGCTGGAATGCGAGCGTTCCGCGCGAACCGGGACCTGATCCTGCAGCATGGTCGGGATGCGCGGGCGCTTCTGTCGTTCGTCCAAAAATGGTCATCGATCCCGGTTGACTATCTCCTGTCGGAGCTATCGGCGGGCAAGCGGCTTTCGTTCGATCCTGCGCGCAACGCTATCGACTACTGCGCGGGGCAATATTTCCCGACGGAATACCGTGCGGCTGTTTGTCGTGCGCTTTCGTCTGCGCTTTGGCGTTATCACGTCAATCTTGGCACGTCCGACGTGCGCGCCTGGGCGGTCGAAGCCTTTGGTCGTGGGATCGCTTCGCGTTGGTTCTGACCTATTCCCCGCGCACCTATGACTATTGAAGAAGCCAAAGCCTATTTGCTGAATCGACAAGCTGACGGTGTTTTTGGTTACTCATGGGAAGAGATAGCCAAAATGCAGCGCTCCGGGAAAATCCGGGTAAATGCCCAGAAAATGCGGATGAACGCCCGTAAATGCGCGCGCTGCGGAAAGCCTGTGAAGAAAAACAGTCTGCTTCCGCGCTGCCCTAAGTGTCAGCTCTGACCCATCCTCCGCGCGCCATCGCTCCTGGCGGTGACGCGAAAGGGTGGGCCAGTTGAGCCTGTCCGATTCACGAAACAAAAACGACCTATGCAAAAAATCGAAAACGAAACTGTTCTGTTCGACATTCCCGATTCCGTCCTGGATCGGTGCGATGGTCCGATATGGGAAGCGATGCGAGCGGCAGGGTATGACGGTTCCCCGCGCGTGTTCATCAACCATTGGGACTGTTGGGGACTGACTGTTGGAGAGTTTCTGGAACAGGTGCGGGCGTCTGAAACCGTTTGAAGCATCACAAAAACAAAAACGACCTATGCAATACACGTTACACGACACGTTCAACGATTACATCATCTCCCGCCACCGGACCCTAGAGGGTGCGGTGCGGGCCGATCTTGCCCATGCGCGGGCGGTCAAGCGGTTCCATGGGCCAAACTCCTACCTTCCCACTGAAATCCGGCGCGACGGGCGGAGGTTGGACAATGATGATTTTGAGGCGATGCAGTCAATCTCGTTGTGGATCCAGACTGGGGGTGTCCGATGAGCGAGCATCTATGGGGTGTCACGCGGCAGAAGCCATCGCGAGCCACGGCGCGGAAGTGGGATCGGGTCTGCCGGGAGGCTGGCGGCTATGGGTTTGTGGAATCGACAGATGCTGCGGGATATCTCGGATGGTTTTCCGGTCCGAATCGCGGCCATCCGTTTGATCGGCAGTTGGAGCAGCGTGTTGCGGAAGCGATCAACAAGCGGTGACGGTGAACCAGGGGCGCGGCTGGTCAACGCGCGGAACAAGAACGAATCCATGAATGCAATTTTGTTATCGGCTTTGATGGCTGTGGAGACTGGTGGCGAGCGCAACCCGGACTTGGCTATTGGTGATGGGGGGCGGGCCATTGGGTGTCTCCAGATTCATCGTGCGGTTGTCCTGGATGTGAACCGGATCGCTGGGACGCATTACACCCACGACCAGATGACAAATCGGGTTGCGGCTAGTCGTGTCTGCGAAATCTATCTCGACCACTATGGGAAGGGTTTGGATGATATTTCCCGTGCGCGGGTGTGGAACTCCGGTCCTCGTGGCCATCTAAAGGACTGCTCGCGGGCGTATGGGGAGCGGGTGAGGGTGGCGATGGAGAAGGAACGTGTAAGTGATGCTTACAAGTTGCAGGATTTGTCGGGTGGTAAACCAACGAAACGAAAGGAGAAGCGGTGAAACTGACTATTCAATCGAAGCAGAACGCGCAGACGATCATTGATTTGTTCAACGCGATCATCACGGGTGAGGTATCGGAGCATGGGGCTACGCCTATGAGTATTTACGATGAGGAGAAGCATATCTGTTCCATTGTGGCTGCGAATGGTGATCAGATTTTGGAGTTGGTGATTGAGAGGGAGGAGGGTGACAAGGTGTGATGGCCAATGATCCGAGTTATCGGGAGTTGTATCTTAAATATTACGGATTGTACGCGCGCGAAGAGGGGCGATTTCAGCGTTTGCTGTTTATGACCCGTGAACTGGCGAAGCGGATTCCGAAGCGAGGTTTGGAATGGAAGAGGTGGAAGGACTACGAAAAGCAGATTGAAGAAAGCGAATGCAATGAATCTGACTGATTATGTTTTGGTGCATAAAAAGGACCATGAATATCTCGAGAAAATGGTTTCGGAGCTTGAAGCTGAGAATTCGCGGATCATGAACCATGATTTGGTGAAGCACGCATGGCTTGCTGAATCGATGGAAGACAAGGCGAAACGGATGATTGAGCTTGGGAATCGGATGGCTGACCGGAGCGGATGTGTTTGCTGGATGCCGGGGTCTCCGATTTTGATATGCAGCAAATGCCAGAAAGCGATTGCTGAGTGGAAAAAATTTCTGAACTTATGAAACCCATCGGCTTCAAGTTACAGCAGAAGGGTGCGCTTGGATGGTTTGATTTGAAGGTGCGCGGCCAAAGTGGGGATTGGGAGCCGTCTATTTGGGTGGAGCGGGCGGAGGCGACTCGGTATGCGCGGCGGCATTTTGGGGATTTGTACGCGCGCGGGGATGTGATGGTGATGCCGAGCAGTGTGTCGGAGGATTATGATGTTTATGGGTGACGCATGGATACTTCCAAAACAGTTGGCCACCTTGGCCTGTGCGCTGGATCTGAACAGTTGACAAATGACAGCCGTTCCCCACCATCTTTCAATGAGTTGCATTCCAGACACCAAGAAAACACTCGAGATGCATGAGCTGTACAAACAGGGCTTCAGTATTTCGCAAGTAGCAAGAGCGTTCGGAGTTAGTCGCCAATCAGTTTTTTCAAGGTTCCAACGAGCCTCACTAGAAACCAGATCAAAGCGGTTCCTCCCGTTCATTTACTTCAACGGAGCCAAGTACACCAAGCGAGTCAATGGATACTACGGACGCACTGACAAGGACCGCTCATTCCTGCACCGAGACGTGTGGGAATCAGCCAACGGCAAAATCGCAGACGGGTTTGATATCCACCACATCGACGGTGACAAAACGAACAACGATCTGTCGAACCTTGAGCTTCTATTGAAGTCTGAACACACCAAGAAGCACCACGCAATCAACACTCAAAAATGAGCAAATGCACAGTCATCATCCCGTCATCCCTTACGTCAGTCTTTGCTCAGGATACGAGGGCATCGGCCTTGGACTGCACCGCTGTATCCCGAATCTTCGAGCAGTCGCTTACTGCGAGAGGGAAGCATTCGCCGTCGCGAATCTGGTTGCGAAGATGGAAAACGGATTCTTGGATTCGGCCCCTGTTTTCACAGACGTTGCAACTTTCCCCTGGGCAGAACTCACTGAAGTCATGGCTGGAGGAGTTCTCTCGTTCGGGTGGCCTTGTCAGCCAGTCAGCACCGCAGGAAAACGCAAAGCAACCGAAGATGAACGGTGGCTCTTCGACATCATTGCAGATGGAATTGCCATTATGCGACCGGGAATCCTATTCGCCGAAAACGTCGAAGGACTCCTTTCAGCCAAGATGCCAGATGGATCTTCAGTCTTTGGCCACTGCATCCAGAGATTGGAAAGCCTACATTACCGAGTTGCGGCAGGCATATTCAGCGCGTCTGAAGTTGGCGCACCGCACCAGCGAAAGCGGGTGTTCATCCTGGCCTACCGCATCGGCGCGGGATGGGAAGGATTCGCCAGGGGCATGGATGTATGCGGTGACGGATCGGAATCGGGAGGATCAGTTGGCCAGAAAGGTGTACGCGGTCGAGTTTGGCCGAGCCGTCCTGGCGAACGGCAATACGGATGGGAGCCGCCGAGAGTCGTTGGAGTGGCCGACACCATCATCAGCCGGAGTGACGGGAGGCCCGACGGGTCTTGCAGGTGGAGCCGGGAATCGGGAGAAGCTGGCGTCGATGCTACCGGAAGCGGAAGCCAAGGCGATGGGATGCGGCAAACTCAACCCCCGCTGGGTGGAGACACTGATGGGCCTGCCAGTGGGATGGACTATGCCCAGTTGTCGGTCTCCTGTGACAATAGAACGGATGAGTTAAGGTTATTGGGTAATGGAGTAGTACCACAGACTGCTGATTTGGCCTTTCGTGTACTGATAAAAGAGTTATTGTGAAGACAAACAATCTAACAACAACATCATTTCGGATCGACTGTTCCGATCTATTGATATTACAAAAGCGAGCGGATGAATTGGGGTTTCGGTCATGGGGAGCGTTTGTGCGTCATGTGATTGACTGTCATGTGATGTTTTTCGAGCCTGACCTGCTTGCCCGTCTGAGCGGGCCACTACCCCCGAATCGGCCGGAAGGAGCATCCGGCAATCAAAATCGCTCTACGGGGCATTTCCGCTCCAGCAAACAGCATCCTTGACCATGGATCGGATCGCCAACTTGATCGGATGGACGACTGATCGCTTTTTTCGGGGGGTTGGAAATCCGCAGCGGGGAGCGTGGGGCCCCGACGGAGGCCCCGCAAGCGAAACCGCGAAAAGCGGATTTCCTGTACTCCCTTTTAAGGGGAGTACTTACGTCTCCCAAAAGGGGAGGTAGTTAGCCTCATGCTAAGGACAGACGAAGGAAGATGCGTATTAGATTGACAAAGATCTGAGAAGGCTTAGACTAAGCGTTCGGAATCGGGAATAAAACTTATGTACACTACAGATGGACGGACTTTGAGGCAGCTTTTTCGGGATATGCCGCCGAAATCGCATAACATGGATCAGAGCAAGAGTGATGTTCTGGCCTACATATCACAGCAGCTTAATAGCGATATGCTTATCGCTATTCGGGCGTTCAATTCGATGCGTAATCCCAATAGCAAGGTATTGGTATTCGATTCGATTGAGCGTGTGTGGATGGGGTGCGATTGGTTGCCTGATAATAAGGAAGCCAAGGAAGAGTATCTGATACGAGAGGTCCGCTCCTGGGACAGGAAGGTGGCCGACTTGAAGGCGGAGGTGTCCAGCCTTGAGAAGGAGAACCACGACCTGAAGAAGCGGCTGAAGAAGCAGGAGGAGCGGTTTGACAGTTTCTATGGCAAGGTGGCCAAATGGCTGGAGGCTCTTGTCGATCACGCCGGGATCGATCCCGAAAACTACGTTCCCGAAGGCGAGAAACAGGCCGAAAACAGGGATCCGCGAGCGATGATGGGGGAGTGAAAAAGATTTTTGGAAAAAGTTTTTGACATCCTGAAAGACGACTGGTAGCGTATCGAAACAATTTGAGTGATTGCGGAATGGAGCCGATGGAGAGCGTCGGACGAGGGGTTGGGAACGGTTCCCCTGTGACGAACACCGCAGTCACTTTTTCAAAAATGCGATGATCAAAGTTTGGGACATCAAGACGGCGGCGAAGGAGTTGCACGTTTGCAGAGAGACGCTCTGGAGATTGATCCGGTCAGGGAAGATGCCGCATCGGCGGGTTGGTCGGCGTGTGTTGCTGACCGAGGCGGATGTGGCGGCGCTCTTGGAGGACGCGGCGATCAGGAACGGGGCGACGAATCCATTTGCTCGGAAGGGGAAGCCATCGAAGAAGAAGAAGGTGGCCGACCTGACCGAGAAGCAGTCAGAGAATACAAACCAACAGAATACCAATGAACAGCAACAGCAGCATGACGGTGGCGGTGTCGCAACCGCAGGAAATAACGACCCCGGCACAGACGGGGGAGTTCTACGACAAGATCAACAACCCGATGGAGGCGATCAAAACCATGGGGGAATGGATCGCGCACTCGGGGATGTTCGGGTGTGTGAAACCGGAGCAGGGCTATGTATTGGCGATGGAGTGTCTGGCGTCCCGGCAGACCCCGCTAAGCTGGAAGCGGGAGAACCACTTGATCAACGGAAACATCACCATGAAGAGCGAGTCGATGTTATCCGGGTTGATGCAAGCTGGCTGGGACATCGACTGGGTTCGGTTTGATGCGGAGGCGGCGATTGCTGACTTCCGCAAGGGCCAGAAGGAGTTGCGGGTGTCGTTCAGCGCAGAGGACGCGAAGCAAGCGGGACTGCTTCCTGCGAAAGCTGGAAGCGGCTGGGCGAAGTTCCCGGCTGAGATGTTGCGAGCGCGATTGATCAGCAAGGCGACGAGGATGCTTGATCCGAGGATTACGCAGGGTCGCTACACGCCTGAGGAAGTGGCCGACTTTGATCGTCCGTCTGTTCCGGTGGCGAAGACTGAGCCGGTGAATGTGACCCCCGCCGCTCCGGCGAGTGACTTCACTGTTGTGGAGAAGCTGGAAGCGGCATTGGAAGCTCACGCTGAGAAGGCCAATGCGTTCCTGCTGTCGAAGAACCTGATCAAGGAAGGCCAGAACTTCCGTGATGTGTCCACGAAGGTGGCGAACATGATCCTGTCGGATATCCCGGCTTTCATCGCGAAGATCCAATGAGCATCAAGAATCGAATTGTGAACGTGGATATGCCAGCGGAGGTGTACCACAAGGTCGACGCTCTCTCGAAGAGTCTGATGACCAAGGCGTTGCGATCCCCGGCGCATTATCGTGCGGCGGTGGATGGGAAGAGCGATGAGCCTACGAAGGCCATGCAGATTGGTACGGTGGCTCATACGGCGATCCTAGAGCCGCACAAGCTGGCCGAGATCGTTGCGATCAAGCCTGAGGGCATGAGCCTTGTGACGAAGGAGGGGAAGGCTTGGAAGGCTGAGAACGATGGAAAGATCATCCTCGATGCTCAAGAGGCAGCGGACATCGATGGAATGGCCCATTCGGTTCGCAGACATCCTTCGTTTGAGCCGTCGCCGCGCTTTAAAATCGAGGCGAGCGTGTTCGCGGAGGATGAGGAGACCGGGCTGCCGCTGAAGGCGAGGCCGGATCTATGGGCAGAGGGGATCGGGTTGATCCTTGATGTGAAGACGACGGATGACGCGACCGAGGAAGCGTTCCTGCGGACTATCCAGAAGTTTGCGTATCATGTGCAAGCAGCGCACTACATCGAGATGACCGGGGCAAGCGACTTCGTGTTCATCGCGGTGGAGCGGAATGCTCCGTATGCGGTGGCTGCTTATCGCTTGAGTCCTGAGTGGCTTGAGCTTGGGTTTGAGACACGGCGGCGGGCGATTCGGATCGTGCATGAGTGTACGGCACTGAACAGCTGGCCTGCTTATCCGACTGGGACGACGACTCTTGCGCTGCCTGTGTGGGTGGCGCGTAACCAACAGAAACTGAACGAGAAGGAATAATATGTTCACGGTGAACCGTAAGGACGGAGCAAGTAAGTACATCGACACGGAGGGAACTCATCTGGTGTCGATTGCGAAGTGTGAGGCCATCTTGGATGGGAAAGGTCGCGAGATTGTGACTGTCACGTTCAAGAGGCAGGACGGGGCGGCGATCACGGATCGATTCATCAACCAGGAGAATGTCTGGTGGCGTGTCAATTCGTTGGTGGCTGCGACTGACCACAATGTGCCTGATGGCACTCAGGTCGATTTCCTTGGTGTCAAGGGGAGCTTCTTGGAGTTCCTGACTGCGATGATCGGCTTGGAGTTGGCGATTGTGACCAAGTTCGAGGATTACACGGCGAAGGATGGGACGCCGAAGAAAGCTGTTCGTGTTCGGAGTTTTCGGAATGCGAACACGGTGAAGCCGGTGTCGGATTTGGCTGGTGAGGAGGATGCTGGCGAAGCGGCTCCTTGGTGAGGTGAAGCCGTGGGGAGCGCATACGGTTGACCACGCTCGAACAAATACAAATGAAAGCTGACAAGAAGGTTATCAAGACGGTGTTGATTGAGAGTGACACGCATGAGCAGTTGAAGAAGTACTGTGAATCGACGGGGATGAAGCTGAATTACTTGGCCAACAAGGTGTTGTCTGAGTGGGCGTATGGAGCGAACGAGGACATGAGGAAGATGGAGGTGGCGAGATGAAGGCAGTGTTCAAAAATCTCAAGGCTCCCACCCTTGGAGAAAGCCTGACGATTCTAGGCTGGGCGGTGCTGGCCCTCGGTCAGTTCGCGCTCTACCGCCAAAACATGAACCCCGACCCGCGCATCCTGGTTCAGACCACGGGCGACGGGTGGTCCGTGCTGAACGACGGCACACGGTCCAATATCTGGATCGTGTACACCAAGAAACTCAATACCCCCACCAACGGGTACGTCTATGCGACGTTCGAGAAGGAGGCCAAGCCGTGAAGCATATTCCCGACATCGGCAAAATGGTAAGTGATACGCCTAGGACGGACAACTATTACTGGTCGTTCCACCTGCTCTTTGCTGAAGCGCAGAAGATGGAACGCGAACTCAACGCGGCCAATGTCCACATCAAGCGGCTGGAGGAGGCGGGGGATGCACTATTCGAAAATTCTACCCCATCACGCTATGATTTGCCAGTAGCCGCTGATCGAAAGCTGGTTGATCAATCAAACTGGACCAAAGCCAAGGAGGCCAAGCCGTGAAACCAGAACCCTATCGCGCCCTTGTGGACGACGCTGGCCGTGCATTGTGCGGCTGGGTGCTGTCCGACGGTCGGCATTGCCTGGCCAGAGCAACGCACATGGGGACTCAGACCAGATGGTTTTTGTGTCGGTCTCATGCGGAGGAGGCGCGGGAGTATTTGAAAGCTGAATTGGTAGAACTGAGGAAGGAGGAGGCCAAATGAGCGATCATATTCCTGACGTAACGAAAATGATCGGTGAGACACCGAGGACGGATGCAGCGTACTTCAAACCTCACGCCACGATGTACGATCTAGCCGGTGAGATGAAGCTCATGGAACGCGAACTCAACGCGGCCAACAGCAAGATCGAAGCCCTCAACCGTGGCAACGCCGCTGCCGAGAGGATCCTTTGCGATGCTGCTGGCGTCGGATCTGGACGCGATGTCCTCGAATGGATCGTCGCTGCCAATGACCGCATCAAGCGGCTGGAGGAGGTGGGCGACGACCTAGAGTCATGGCTCGACCGAAAGACCCCGTTCACGATTCGCAATAATTGGCGCAAAGCCAAGGAGGCCAAGCCGTGAGCGCAAGCGAAATTCGATTCGATCACCCTAAATACTGGCCATGCAAATGTCCCAGTTGCGGATGGCGGGGAATGAGCGACGAGACAGCAGGAGGAAATAGGGTGCCGGGAGGAGACGATTACAATGATTGCGTTTGCCCTGTCTGTATTGCACCGGAAGGCAATTACGAGAAAGGAGGATGGGTTCCTGTTGTTGAGATACCAAAACCGCCCGAAGCCAAGGAGGCCAAGCCGTGAGCTTAGAAATGACTGTCAAAATCCAGTGGCAGAAGCGCGAGATTCGCTTGTTGAAGCAGCGCATCAAGCGGCTGGAGGAGGCCATGTCTGAAATCGCCTACGCAGCAAGTCATCCACTAGGAGCGGGTCAGTCACTGACGCTTGGAAAGATTGAGTCAATCGCCATCAAAGCCAAGGAGGCCAAGCCGTGAGCGTATTCGCAACCATCGGTATCATCCTGCTGCTCACATTCGCCGCACTGGCGTTTGGGCTTCTGATCGCCCTGGTCGTGCTGATCCAAGAGATCGGCCCGCTGGTGAGATGGCTGGGAAAACTGAGAAGGAGACAGAAGCCGTGAACCATCTTGTTAACGCCAACAAAAAGGTCAGCAAAACCCCGCGCACAGACCGGCAGCCGTCTATGTGCTTTGGCCCGAATCTTGGTTTGTACGTCAAAATCGGTTTTGCCAAGCAGCTAGAGCGGCAACTGGCTGGTGCCAACAAGCGGATCAAGGAACTGGAGAAAGAGAACGACTCAATGCGAGCGGATCTGCTGCTGTGGGACAAAGCTGGCATCGGATTCACAACGGAGGAAAAGCCATGAATCTCAACGACTCCCAATGCAAGCTGATTGCCCGAAAGATCAATGAAGTCTGGACTGGCAACAGGCCATGTCCAATCTGCTCGAAAAGCACCCGCTGGGACATCTCCGGCATCCATCAGGTTCAGCAATACAACGAGGGAAACCACTGCCCCGGTGCGGCTATTGCTCCACTGATCCTAGTTTCCTGTCGTACCTGCGGCAACACGATCCTATTCAACGCCATCAGTCTTGGAATCGTTGACCCAGACACCGGCAAGGTAAAGGAGGACAGAGAATGAACATCCCCATCGACCCTGTCGCATACGTCTTCAAGCACCGGAAGACCGGACAAGTCGTCGTAGCACCCAGCGAGCGGTGGCATGAGTACTACGACAACAAGGAGAACTGGGAACACACCGCCAGCATCAACGCCTGTTTGGCCATCCAATACCTCATCAACGTCAAACCGAAGGAGCGGAACAGGTACCTGAGATCACTCACGGAGAAGATATGAAACCCGTCCTCCCAGAATGCCGCCCAGGCCAACGGCGATTCGCCAAAGTCCCCGACCACATCCGGGCAATGATCCTCAAGGAGCATCCAACAATCTCCTATCTGGAACTCTCAAAGAAATACAACCTCTCAAACTCCGTACTCTGGTACATCCGCAACAACGTCAAATTCCCAAGTAAGTACAAAAAAAATGAATCTTCGAGAATACCAAAAACGAGTCGTCAACTGGGCCAAGACATCTGACGGACTGATCATAGCCCCAGCCGGTAGCGGCAAGACCTGGATCGCCGCTTCAATCGTCAACCTCTATCCGAATGATCGCATCGGCTGGTTGGCTCCAACAATCGAAACCTGCAAACAGGCCAAGACAGCCCTCGACTTAGCCGGTGTTGATCCCGCCCGCTACGAGATCCGATGCCCACACGAAAGCGTCGATTTCACTAAGTGCGAACTCCTGATCGTTGATGAGTGCTTTCCTAGTTGGACAAAAATAGGCCATAAAAACATCAGCGAAATCAAAGCTGGAGACATGGTTGATTCGTACAACCACGATTTAAAAACCGTTGAAAAACGCAGGGTTCTTGATGTTTTCAAGACTCCGGCACCAGACATGATGGTGACAGTTTGGACTGAAAACGGTCCAACAACCTGTACACCAGGACATCCATTCTGGAACGGATTCGAATATGTTCCAGCCGCCAACTTGACATCAAACGATGTGGTGGCCATCATTCCAACGCATGAACATGGAATGCAGGGAGTGCGGTTCGATGACCGAAAGAAGTGGTCATTTTTCAACAACTCGGAAGCCGGTTTGCGAACAATGCAAAACCGTTCTTCGTTTCGAGAAAAGGAAGCGAGTAGAAACTCAATGTGCATGGTGCAAGACACCAGTCACGTGCATGGGGAGAACTCCAGCTCACAAGAGTTTGGATGCTTTGAGGAGGGGGCGAGCCTACTGCTCGATTCAATGTCGGGACTTGATGGTTTCGAAAATGAGTTCGGAAACGATGTCTGCCACAAACAAAAGGATGGGAGACAGGATTTCGAAATGGATGAGCGCAAGAGTCGTGTCAGATCAAACCAGAAAGCGCGTCTCGGAATCTCTGAAAAAGATTGGCCACAAGCCCAAGATTCGTGGCGGAAATGGAACGGGTTACACGTTTGCTCAACACCAGCTTTCGTACATGTGCAACCTTCTGATGGAGTATGTTATACCTACAGCAGGGAGTGGAATGGCCAAGGTTCCAAATTGCTACAAGGTAGACTTGGCGGAACCATCGGTGAAGCTGGCGGTGGAAGTGGACGGCCCGTCTCACAACTCAATCAGCAGAAAAGCTGCGGACAAAAAGAAAACCGAAACACTCAATTCGTTAGGGTGGTGCGTGTTGAGGTTCACAAACGAGGAAGTCCTTCTTGGTTCTCAGCAATGCGCGGAGAAGATCATGTCTACAATTTCTCGGTTGAGGGAAATGAGAACTACTTCGCAAACGGAATCCTAGTTCACAACTGCAAACACAGCCCAGCGAACCAATGGAAGCGTGTAATCGAACAGTGTAACGGGCGGCGTTATGGGTTCGATGCGACTCCGTGGTGCGATGATCCAGATCGCAATGAAGTCCTGCGGAAGCTCTTCCGAAATCGTCAGATCGAGATCACCAGGGCTGACATCGGCGATTCATTGGCCGACGCAACCCTAGTCCTTTCCAACGCGACCGACATGGGTCTTGAGATGCGAATCGACAATAACATCGAGCGGTTGTTCGATACTAGACGTCGGTACATGAGGATCAGTGACGAGGAATTGAAACGGATGTGTGCATGGGAATCCATCGTGGACATCGGTATCTGCCAGAACAACGCCCGCAACGAGTACGCCCGTGACGTGGCCATAACGCATGGCGATATGCAGACCTTGATCCTGGTGCCACGCATCACGCTAGGCGAGTGGTACGAGCATGAGATCCCCGGTGCCAGATTGGTTCACTCGAAGATCGGCAAGAAGGATCGACGCTCGTACATGGAGGAATTCAAGAGCGGCAACCTGAAGACGATGATCGCGACATCATTGGCCGATGAAGGACTCGATCTTCCGAATGCTGAACTCTTGATCATGGTCAGCGGAGGGCGGTCCCCGCAGAAAACGATCCAGCGGGCCAGCCGTGTGTTGCGGAAGACATCGGATAAAAATAACGCGACAATCTATGATTTCACGGACAAGTTCCATCCCATCGGAGCGTTTCACGCTCGGAAGCGAATCAAATCATACAAACAACTTGGGATCATAGATGAGCGCGAGTCCAACTGAGAACATAGTGTTCTTGATCGGTGAACTGAAAGGGGTTTCGAGGAATGGCGAGACGAAGAACGGAGCTAGGATGGTTCGGCGAGTGATCAGTGTCGCGAGGCACTGGACCGATCCATCTGGGAAGTTCCACGAAGATTTCGACGACTTTGAGGTTGTCTCTTGGGGTCAGGTGGCGCAGCAGCTTGAGGAGATTGAGAATGGTGCGCTGGTGAGGATCAAGGGGCGGATCAAGGTCGAGCGATGGTACGACGGTGAAGAAACAAAAAGTGCAATCAGAATAGCTGCGGAGAACGTCGTTGTTCTCTGCTATTGAGAAAACAAAATGAGAAAAGAAATCATGGAAGATTCGGATGACCATCCGATGCATCTGGTCGAGGAGTTCATGCTTACATTCGGACAAGCCGTTCCCGGCTTGCCAAAGATGCCATTACCGGAGGTAAAAAACTTTCGGTTACATCTGATCGATGAGGAAGCCGATGAACTGGCTGATTCAGACAACCTAGTCGATTATCTAGACGCCATTGGCGACCTTCTCTACGTCGTCTACGGTGCCGCCCTTGCGGCTGGATTCACTGAAAGGCAGGTCGATTCCGCTTTCCGAGAGATCCACCGGAGCAACATGAGCAAACTCTGGAGCGAGGACGAACTCAGCCAGCTTCCGAGCGATGCCAAGGCTGTCCTCTCAGTTCCCGGCAAGTGGATCGTCCGCCGCAACGACGGCAAGATCATCAAGTCGCCGTCTTACTCACCGGCAAACCTTAAGCCGATCATCGAATGAAAACCATCGTCGCTTGTGACCCAGGGGTGAATGGCGGATTCGCGATCAAGACACCCGACGGAATCATCCTCCTGCCGATGCCCGAATCCGTACCGGACATGGCCCAGTTGATCAGCGGATTCAAGGTGGCCGAATCCCATTTCTGGATCGAGAAACTGCCCAAGTTCGTGTCGAGCCTGACACCGGCAGCAACGATGGCCACGCTCCACGAAAACTACGGCATCTGCCAAGGACTGGCCTACGCATACGGTTACGCTCTACATCGAGTCGAACCCAAGATATGGCAGGAACCACTCGGACTCGGCGGCAAGAAGTCCTGTGCGACCGGACCCGAGTGGAAGCGAAAGCTCAAATCCAAAGCTCAGGAACTATATCCGAGCCAAGATGTAACGCTAAAGAACTGCGATGCGTTGCTCATTCTTCACTACGCATTGGGCGGAGGTCGTTGACAAATGATAATAGGATGCGGCACTTTTCATACTGCCGCACATGAATATCATCAAGGCGCGGAAACGGGTGATGGCAATAGGCTGCACACACGGTAATCGCGCCAACAAAAACGCCCTAGCTGCCGCACTCCTGTTCCGTGAAGTCTATCGTCCTGACGAAGTTATTCATCTGGGTGATGCTTACGATCTGGCAAGCCTTCGGGCAGGATCGTTGGCCAATCCATCAGATAGCGATGCCGCTGACGATTATCTGGATGACATCGAGTGCGGAGCTAGTTTTCTTAACGATCTACGTCCTACTGTTTTCACGCTCGGCAACCACGATCAACGCGCACAGAAGTATCTGAGGCATCACAACACGGTCGTTCGCGGATTCGCAGAAGCGGTCTGGGAACGAATGATCAAGCCGATAGAGAAACACTGCCACACCTTCATCCAACACAACGATGTCTTTCAAAGAAGTTTTTATCACCTAGGTGGATTCAAATGGGGACACGGCGTTCTGTTTGGCGAGAATTTCCTGCGGGATAGTGCAGAGACCTGGGGAAGCTGCGTCGTGGCACACGCGCATCGTGCTGGAGTTGCAGCCGGACGAAACTCCTTACATCCGATTGCATACAGCCCAGGCACCCTGAGCGATATGCCATGCATGGAATACGCGCACAAACGCAGGTCCACCTTGGCTTGGTCACACGGAATAGTTTACGGCGAATACGATGACGACAGCGCAAACCTGAACGTACACATATGGAATCAGAACGAGACGAAATGGAATCTGCCGAGCTTCTAAAAAGGCTCAGAGACGCGATTGCCTGCCAACCGGAGCCTGTTCCAGGAGAATTCAAAACCTCCGCTCAGTGGGCAAAAAAGTGGGGCATGACGACGAACGGAGCCGGGATCATCCTTCAGAGAAGCGTCAAAGCCGGTGCCATGGAGATGAAGAAGTTTCGAGTCCCAACCGAAGGACGCGGCAACTACCCGACCCCGCACTACCGCGAGATCAAGACTTCAAAACGCGGCGATACCCGCACTTCCAAACCTGCTTAGTCAGGATATTAGAAACCCTGATAACTTCTTCCTCGACCAGATCCGGTTTGGCGAGGTGAAGCACTTCGTGAATCAATGTGTCCAACCGCTCGCGTTCGTTCTGTCGAGGGTCGATTTCGACGATGTTCTCGCCATGGAAGCACTGGCCAAGGGCGCGTTCGCGACCAAGTTTTTTTTCCACAACCCTGATACGCATAAAAACATGAGAATGAATCGAAGAGACGAGATCAAGTCGATAGCCATCGCTGCTTTCGCCATGGGTCTCATTGTTGCAACAGCGTGGTTTCTTTTGTTCGTACTATGAATACAACCATCCGAATCGCAGAAGCAGACGAGTCATCCACCAAGTTCAACTTCGAGGACTTCAACCGCGCTTACCGGCGATGGTTGATCCGTCGAGGATTCAACGACGAGATCGAGCGCATGGACCGTTTCAAGGGCATCGCAAAGCGGTCGCGTGACAAAAAAGCAGCGAAGAACAAGATTGCCAAATGAACTCATCGACAATCACCCGCGAACAACTCTTGAAAGAGGCTCCAAGACTTGTGGAGTATGCGATCATGCGGGGATGGATGTCCTATCCGAAGAAGGTCAAACAACCCAGCCCTTGGAACGATTTAACCGATGAAGAAGACATTCAAGAACTCCGTAAAACCCTCACTCAAGGTCCAGGTGATCGATGAAGACGCCGAGATCCGAATCGGCGAGATGAAGGTGCCAGCCGTGGCCTACGTTCGCGAAGGCCGCAACAAGGTGAGCATCCGCACCAAGGAGGAGTTCAAGGCGAAGTTCGTCAGGGATGAACCGGAATCCTGACACATACATCGACGCTCAGGCAAAGCTCTTTGAACATTTCGACCAAAGGCGAATCAGAATTCAATTCTGGTCGAAGTATCTGATCACACCCAAAGAGCTTGCCCTGCTGTTCAAGCGGAACCGCGAGCATCGTCAGTTCATACAGGAAATAGCGTCATCGGACCTAGGTGAGGCGGGACGCAAAGCGCGTACATATCTTGGAATCACATGAATACAATCGAACGGGCGAGGGCATGGCTTGCCAGCGTTCCAGGAGCAGTCTCCGGCCAGAATGGTCATTCCCAAACATTCACCGCAGCCACAGGTCTCATCCACGGGTTTGAACTGACCGCTGGCGACGCTCTCGCGTTGCTATCGGAATGGAACCTCAAATGTAGCCCGAAATGGAGCGAGGCGGAGCTTCGGCACAAGATCAATCAGGCCGAGAAAACTCCGCACACAAATCCCAAGGGCTACCTCAAGAACACCCGATCCACCGGCAATCCGGTCTCGATGACGGGCAAATTCGTCGTTCGCAAGATCCTTGCATTACCGGAACAGACTTCCCGATTTACAACCGAGGACTTCCTCAGAGCCTGCTTCGATCCAGACGAAACCGTCTGCATCTGCAACGAGATCATCACGGACGACGAAGGCCGATCCAGACCCGCTTCCAAGGGGACATACCTCAAGAGGGACGAATGGATCAAATCGCACTTTACCGCGCCCATATCGTCAATGTGGACCGGCAAAGAGGCCCGTGGCGCGTATGTCAGGATCAATCCATGCAGCGACCAGACAGGAACCGATTCCGGGGTCTCAACCTTCCGCCATGTCCTGGTCGAGATGGATGAGAAGTCGAAGGACGAACAATGGACGATCCTGAAGGAATCGAACCTGCCATTCTCGGTCATCATCGATTCGGGCGGCAAGAGTCTGCATGGCTGGGTGCGGGTCGATGCGTCCAACCGCGAGGAATGGGAGCAGCGAAGGAACGTGGTCTACCAACACCTCGATCACCTAGGGGTGGATCCAAAGAACAAGAACGCCAGTAGGTTCAGCCGTCTCCCCGGCGTGATGCGGAACGGTGTCGAGCAGAAGCTCTTGGCCCTCAATCAGGGTGCGCCGTGTTGGGATGATTTCATCGATCACTTGGAGTCGGCCAACCTGCCGAGCAAGTTCGATCTCGTTGACATCATCACCTACGACAAGGAGAACGATCCTGATAATTTGATCGGTGATCGCTGGTTGCGCCGGGGAACCAGTCTTCTCTTTGTGGGACAAAGTGGATGCGGAAAATCGTCCTTGGTGATGTCGCAAGCTATTCATTGGGCGCATGGATTGTCATGGTTCGGGATAGCCCCGATCCGACCGTTGAAGGTGATGGTGATTCAAGCGGAGAACGACATCGCGGATATGCACGATTCGCTGATCGGTGCGGCAAAGGGTGTGTTCTCGGATTATTGGGAATCGAAGATCCGAGAATCTGGAATCGAGTTCTACCGTGAGACAGTTCGGGTTGGGATCGATTTCACGACGATGCTTCGGAAGATGGTCAAGAAATCGAAGCCTGACATCGTGTACATCGATCCGTTGCTTTCGTACATCGGGGGCAATCCTGCGGACATCGAGGTCTGCTCGCAGTTCACGCGGCAACAGCTCCAGCCTTTGATGATCGAAACGGGTGTGATCATCGTGCTGGTGCATCACTTCCCGAAGCCGAAGGGGAAGGATGAGAAACCTGAGAGCGTGGCAGAGATGGCTTACTCAGGGTTTGGGTCGAGTGACCTGACGAACTGGGCGCGAGAGGTGATGGTGCTTCGCGAAGTGGGCTACAATGCGCCACGGAAGTTCATGCTTGGGTTGGCCAAGAGATCGATGCGGAGCGGCTTACAGGATCGTGAAGGTAAGAAAACAGGCGGCATCACGATCCAGCATTCGTTGAAGAACATCTGCTGGGAGTATGCTCCACCGGAGGTCTTCACGGTGGATAAGGAGCAGAAGCAGAAGAAGGCGAACGGCTACCGCAAGAAATTCTACTGATCAGGCGTTAGCCTTTTCGCGCATGGCGCGGCGACGGCCTTTGGCAGCGAGAGACTGGAACTTCGCCTTGCCGAGCTTCTTACGTCCAAGGTAAGCCGCCAAAGCACCGGGATCTTTCACACCCTTCTTCTCAAGCTCGCCAACGAGCTTCTCGTAACGTCCGCCACCACCAAGTTTTATCTTGTCCATAAATTTACCAGAGGTTTTTGCAGGCCCAGTAACGAGCCGTGGTTTTATCTTTTGCTGTCTCGCAGTTGTGCCGCGAGCGAAAATTTGAGCGTCGAGCGTTGTTCTTGTGCTTGGTGAAATCGGAATACCGAACATCACCGAAATGCACAACAACCACGTTCCCTTTCGAATTCTTGACGAAGACACTTTTCTTCTTCGGATACGGAGTAACACCATCGATTTTTCGAGGTGAATTGAGCGTTACCTTGCGACCCTTGTAGGTGTTACCCTTTTTGGAGAGTGAGGTTTTCATGGAAGGACATTCTCAGCTTCAACGGCTTGCCTGTACTCATCGGAGTTCTTTCCAAATTCCTGACGAATCGAAGACGACACTTGGTTTGCCAAAACATTGAGCATTCTCGCATCGATGTCTTTGATCGGAGTCATCGCAAGTTTGCGAAGCTCAGGCGTTGAAAGAGCTTTGGCAGCGAATCGATAACGAATCTCATCGCTAGAATTCCAAAGCCTTGAGAGGAAAGACAATGCCGCCGGAAGTGTGCCCTGAGCAACATTTCCACCTTGATATCCAACCAGAATGTAATTGATCAGACTGCGGTTTACGTCAGATGCAGTCTTAGCGGGAACCGGCATATCAGCTATCGCCTGAGCAACCTTTTGCAGTTCCTGCCTTCCAGAAGGTCCAAGCAATGTGTTTGCAGTTTCAAAAAACGGACTAGCAACTCTTCCTGCCGTTCCTGGTCCAGCAGGTACACCAGCCGAAACAAGATTCAAAAGTTTTTGACCATCAATAACCCCACCCGAGCTTGCGTTCTTGAGAAGGTCATCAATGAAAAGCGATTGAACATCTCGAAGAACATCCGGTTTCCTAGATGACAACCTAGAAACCAGATTTGCTATTTTGGGCTGATTGATCGGATCAGAAACAAACTTTGCGATGTCGAATGTGTCGCGTTCAGCAAGCTGATCTAGACCGAGCTTTGAAAGCTCAGACTTTACCCTTACATCTTCCTGAACCGCTTTCTTGGCAAGATTTTGGAGAGCGTTTTTGTCGGTTGTTCCAAGCATTTGCTCAACAAATCTGGGATCAGCAGTTACCGAATTCAGATAATCTTCTGGAGATTTTACTGCGTTACGAATCGATCCCAATCTTGATTCCGTCAGGAATGCAGAACGAATGCCTGAGTAATTCGGAAACAACTGGTTGCGAACAGGCTCTGGAAGATCGTTTATCTTCCTGAACATATCGCCAACATTGATTCCAGCACCTTTTCGTCCTGCTTGAGATGCCGTGCTTACAATGGCTTCTTTTACGAGATCAAGACCTTTTTGCCGGTTGTTGGAACCGAGAAGATCAGTGAGAAGGCCAAGGTTTGTTTCGGCGTTTGATCCAGTCAGTCTGGAAATGATTGCTTCTCCAGATAGTCCGCCACCCTCGCCAACCTCCTTCAAAATTCCTTCGCTCAAATTGCCACGGAAACGGGCAATATTCTGAGCGTAGTTTTTGTTGGCATCTCCGAGCGCAGTTTGAAGCGCAGGAGTCGCAGAGACTGCTTGATCGATTTGGTTTGCAGCAATCTCCGCAAGTTGAGCCTTGGTTCTGACATCAACACCAGGAAGAACACCAGCCTGTCTGATCTGCTTTGAAAGATTAGAGGCAAGGTTTCTAGCCTCTTCAAGAGTGGCAGTATTTAGAAGGTCTTCAGCAGCACCTAGAGCGGCACGTTGGCCAGCAGGTGCAGATAGAACGGAAATCGTGCCAGCAGAAGTTTTGGCAAGATTCAGTCCCGCTGAATTCGCGTAATCGATCAAAGGCTGAAGATCGACCATTGTGGATGCATATTCAGGCATCGACTTGGCCTTTGAATATGCCGCGTTCCACGAATTCCTAGCTGTTTCAAGTGAGTTTTCTGCAAGATCCTTTAGATCATTGCCGATTGCGGCGATGCTTCTTCCTGGAGCAAAAAATGTTTTGCCAACGGTCAACGCTCGTTGTTCGGCGTTGTTCACGGAATTAGCAGCACGGGACGCAAAATCACGAACAGCTATTTCAGCTTGTTTTCCAAGTCCTTGTCGCTGCGGATCAAGAACATCAAACACCTGTCTTCCGATCTCTTGGGGCGTCCTGTTGCCTCGCGGAGTGTTTGCGGCACGATGCAGAGCAAGCTCATAAAGCTGACCCATGACTTCAGGATCAGGCTCAGCACCTTCCAAACCCATTCGACGAGAAATGGCTTTTGAGTTGATGGCTTCTGCCAAAGAAATCGGAACCTGCTGTCCAGATGCAGATTCAATGGTCTGAACGGAACGCAGCATTTTCAGTTGATCCGACGTCAGATCAACCGGCCTGAATAAGTTTGCTACCGTTTCCTTTACAACACCCAGCTTTCCTCCAAGCGACTTTGCGCCTGCGATAAGCCCCCGGACTGGTTCGCTAACAACTGGACCAAGAGCGGCACCAAAAGCCGTTTCTTTCGCAACCTCACCAGCGGCTTCCACAGGTTTTCCTTCAGTAACCAATTCCGCTGCCTTAGGGATTGAGGACGCGGCACCTCCGGTTGCACCTAGAGTTGCTTGGGCTCCAATACGAGGCAAAAACCTGCCAGCCATAGCTGCCTGAGCCAAAGCAGGAACTCTTGCAGCAAGCATTTCTGGAACAGCCATTCCAAGTGCAATGGCAGTCGCTCCTTCTGGAACGGTTTCATCAAATGCAGACGGCGCACCGGCAGCGGCTAACTGCTGCTCCTTTTCCATCATCGCTTGGCCCATGCGGGCAGACTCGCTCATGGTGGCCTGTTGAATCTGTTCAGGCGTAAGAGCCGATACCTGGCCAGCCTCCTCGCGCCGACGCATTTCACCAATAGTGCCAGCGCGATTTACAGCCTGTTCTAGCTGTTGAGGAGAGCCGACTTGAGCAGCAGGTTGAGTCGCGCCAGTGGAAGGAAGCCCTTTAAAAATCTCCTCAAGCTCCTGTTCGGTAGGAGGAGAATCTCCGGTCAAACGGAGCGTTTTGCCGGAGGCCGGATCGGTGACGCGATAGGTTGGCATTATTGCGATTCGATTTCGATTTGGAAGCGTCCAGACCTCATTCCAGACGAAGGCGCAGCCGGTGTGGTCGGAACTACCGTCTGAGGAACACCGCTAGGAATGTTCGTCTGAAACAGCGGCAGATTGATCATCTTGTATTTGATCTTCAGATCGTCGGCCAACTGGACCTGCTCAGGAGTGATGCGGTACTTCGACTTGAAGTTGTTGATGGTGCGATGCAGATCCTCCGCAGACATCTTCGCGAAGTTTCTGACATCGTTCGAGAAGTTGTCGCTCTTGATGCTACCGAGAGCGGCAACAAGACGCTGCATTTCGCTCGTCGTGACCGCTTTACCAGATTGTTCAAACGCCGCCTTGTTGAAGTTATCTTGGAACCTCTGAAGCAGTGCGTAAGCCTCACGCTCCTTGTCAGTCTTTGCACCAGTCAATCTCTTCTGAATTTCAGAAACCCGTCCATCGATGATGCCAACGAACGGCTGCAAAGCGTTCTTTCCGTACTTCTGCTCGAACGAGTTAAGCTCATCAACGAGCGTAGATGTCGTTCCAGCAATGCGTTCGTCACCCTCGATCTGCTTGGCCTGAGTGGCCGGAGGAATCGTCCATTTGCCGCTTAAAGCGTTGTTCTCGATGAACGACTTTGTGACGTTGTCAGGCTTTCCAAAAAGATTGGTGTACTCGTCGATAGCGAGTTGAGCGTTGCGTTCGGAGGAGCGTTCTCCAGCGGTTTTTGTCCGCTCCCTAGACATCTTGATCGCTTCACCGATTCTCTGATCAAACGGCAGATTTGGATCGGTCTGAGAATATGCAGCGCGAACTTCCTGCGAGTAACCTTTCAAAGGAAGCATCGGAAGATTCTGCCGATAAAGTTGCTCGTTGATCTGTCCGGTTTGAGGATCGAAAACATCCACACCGAGAACGGACAACATATCTGCCGCGTTGTTGGCTCGTTCGGCATCGTACTTCTCGCGAGCCTTGAGGAGTTTTGCGCGAGGCGAATACTGCTGGAGTCCTTGGACTGCTTGCTGTGCTTGCTGATTGAAAATCTTTGATCGAAACCTAGGAACAGTCGGAATCTGAGCTTCGATATCAGGATTGTTTAGAAACGAAGCAAGCTGATCGTTGAAAGTTTGGAACGCATCAAACTCAGCATTCTGCGCTTCGGACTCTTTTAGAGCATCCGCATACGCCTTGGACTGAATCTTGTTCTGAAGATCGTACTGCCGCTGGCGCATGATCTGATCAGCCGCCTGTTGCTGGAACTGCTCTACCAACCGGGCCTGAGTTTGCGCGCGGTCGAACAGGCTGGCACCTAGCTGAAATGCTTGAAGAGATTGGTCGGCCATAAATCAGCGGATTCCGGGATAGTAAGAAGACGGAGGAACAGCGTAAACGGTAGCCGGTGACATCGGATTCGGATAAGCGGTTTCTCCGGTGCTGTAATCGACAGTCGTGCTGCTGACGCTCGGCATACCTCCGGGTGTAGTACCGTAAGCCGCAGGACTGTTGGCCATCATGGCGTTGTACATCCCGTACTGCATCAACGCACCGCCAGCGATGTTTCCGACATTGCTGAGAGCAGTTCCAACAGATTGCTGGAACGGTGACGGCGCAGCGGCAACTTGAGCGGCGGTCACATCGCGACCGTACTGACGAGCTTGCTGCTCTTGAATCGCACCGATCCGCTGAGCAGGGGTGATGAACATACTGCTCACCGAGAACGGTTGAACCATTCCGAAAGTCCGTTGCTGCTGGATGAAGTTCTGAGCTTGAGCAAGACCCTGATTCTGCAACTGCATCGAGGTCAGACCAAGATCGCGAGCTGTCAAAGCTCGTCCAGCACCAGTACCAGCGTAACCGCCCATCAAAGCTCGACCGGCAGTAGACCGTTGAACCTGAGCAGAAACCTCTGGCGAAATCTCACCGGCCAAGGCTGCACCGATGTTCTTGCTGGCTTGCTGAACCAACTGATCGTAACCGGGGATCGCCCGACGAAGCTGGGCCTCAAGCTGAGTCTGCTCAGCCTGAGTGGTCCGCTGAGCAAGATCGGTGGCGGATTCAAGCGATGCGATGTTCTGCTGGATCGCCTGGCGTTGTTCAGCCTCGAAATTGATGGGCTTCAACTCGGGGATCTTCGGCTTGCGACCGCCGAACAAACCACCGAGCAGACTTCCAGCAGCCGAGATTCCGGCTCCACCTAGAATTGCTGCACCTAGTCCGATTGCCATAAATATCCTTTAGAACCACTGATACAATCCACCGCCACTCTGGCCCGCTCCGACCATACGGATCGTAGCGACCGCATCACCAAGGTATTGCATCGTCTGCTCTTGGACCGCTTGCACGGCCTTAGCTTCATACGCAACAGCCTCGTTTAGAAGATCATTCTCTTCCTTACGAATCGCTTGAACCATCAATTTGATGGCGTCCGCACAAGGAGGAATCAGGTAATCGTTCGGAGTCGATGCGTTGATGTGCCGCATTTTTCCGATGACAGTCACCAACTGGCTACAGTTGCCATTCCTGCCAGTCCAAAACGAACGACGATACTGAGGCAACGTCTCGTCTGGATCGTACACAGCAAGATCCACTTCGCTGAACGTGCTGGAATTGTATTCGTACAAGCGACTGACCGTGTTGGTCGCCTGACGAATCACTCCGGTCAAAGATACAAATTTCTTGGTGGATTGAACGTACGGGAGGGCCAAAGTCAGCTTCTCGCCATCGATCCACGCCCCACCGCTCTGAGTCCTGATCCATTGACCATTCTGATCGTAACCCTGGAGAGTTATGGTCTTTCCGACATCAGAAGCATCGCCCGGATAAACGCGAAGGAAGCTGTTGATGCCGCCAGACATATCGCGGTATGAAACCACAGTACCCCGATCAATAAGCTGTCGTCCGCTGCAAGCGTTTCGTTCGTCAACCAGTCCGAAGCCCGTTTCTTGGAACTCGTACCATTGATTGCGAACAGATCCGGTTTGGCAGCAGTCGGCCACAGCTTCGATAGTCTCGATTGAACGCGGCCAAGTGATGCATCCATCGGTCGTGCAAATGGTGAACTTGCCGTAGGAACCGGCCCACAGACCCTTGTGAAGCAGACGCCGACAGGCTTGGTTGATGTACTCGTAGACGCGAGAATCATCGGAGCAGACCCCGATAACCCGAGCGATCAACGATTGGATGTCAGCAACGATCAGCTTCATTTGGTGTAATAGACTCGGGCCGTCCGCTTGATGAAGTAAACGCCGTAGAACGGCGGGATATTGTTGTGCGGATCACCGGAACCAGTGGTTCCAGTGTTCAGGCTGGAAGAAAAGTCGGTTCCAGATCCGAACAAGGTTCTGCCGCCAGCATCGATATCCAACGCGAAATTGGCTCCAACGGTGTGTGTGTGAGGCGGGATTTCAGCGGTGATCAAAGTGTGCTTATCCTCGCCAACCACGCCAGAAGAGGTCGTCGTTCCTTGTACCGCAACAGTTCCGCTTGCGGCAAAAGCACCAACTCCAACAGGGAATCGCGCCGCAAAGTTAGTGTCCACTTCCCACATTGGCCCACTGTAAGCCGACGGAGCATTCGTGTTACCACCATCATAAGTCTGAAGTTCGGTCGTCGTTCCGATGAAAATGCGGCGTTCATTGCTTCCGATATCAACCGGATGTTTACGCGCCCAGAATCCGCCCTGATACACCCACCAGTTACCATCGGCATCGAGCCACGGATAAATCTGGTTGTTCAACGATGGAACAGTTGCTCCAAAGTTGAAGAACGAGTTTCCAATCGAAGAAAGGAACGTCGCCTGTGTACCGCTGATGATGTCGTTGGCAAACTGTTGATAGTTCGCCGGACAATAGTTCAGCGGAAAGTTCGGAGGCGTGAGAGTGATTAGCGTAAGGTTTGGCATACTATTCCGATGAGTAGAAAAATTGGTTCAGGTCACACGACTCCAAGATGGAACAAGGAACAAGCGTTGGCCTGCAATCACCAACAACCGGCTCCTGAACATCGTAGGCATGAACACGGATGCTCTTGATGCGGCAATAGCCAATGATCAAAAGCTGCATCTGAACCTCGAAAAGATTCCGTGTAGGAGTGCTGATTGTCGAATTGCACACGTTATCAGACGGCGTAGGCAAGCGCATCTTCGGCCTGTACTGCGGCTGATAATTGGTGATCGGCAGACATGAAGACGGAAACCCGCAGAGGTTGACGCGAGCGCATTCAGCCCAATCAGCCCACTCGATCCATCCTGGATATTGGTCAGGCTTGTACTTCGCCTCGAAGTTTACATCACCTTCAAGCTGATCGATGAAGATGTCTCCGCTATCAAGACGCTTCAAACCGAACGGAAGCTCGAAGTTGTATGCACGGGTCTGGAACAACCACTGAATTTCCTTCGACCCGGACAGGTTGACATCGAACCTTCCTCCTTTCGTGACTTCCCATAGTTGAATGTTCCCGTTCTGGCCACGGGCAAAGATCCAGCACTGATCACCGTAAACATTTTCAGTTTTGACGATCTGAAGGATCTTTAGTCCTGTCCAAATCCCGGCCCAGGCGGGCGGCATTTTCTTCCGCATCGAGGTGACGAGATCAAAATCGAGAACACCAAGAGCGCGATGATAAACGCCATCGTTGTCATAAACAGGCTGCGTAGTCATCAGCAGTCGGTTATCGAACACGACAGCAGAACCAGACCACAGCAAATCGGTCTGATCGTTCTCGACGATGTTCACGATCTCACCGCTGATGGGTGTATTCCCCCAATCGGTGAACGAGCGTCGAGCGATGATGAACGAGCGGATGCCATCGACAGCGCGATAGAACACGTCTCCATTGACCGTGATGGCTGAACGCGCTCCTAGCGCACCGGAAGTGAGAAGGCTGATCGCTTGGATCGGGTAGGTCAGGTTCTTCCATGTGTCCCGATTGACCGGAGCCTGTACGGAGAAGACGTAGCGAGGAGTGAAGACTAGGAGCGGACCTTGGCCGAGCGAGGTGTCAGGATCGCCTGGGACGGCCATCGCCGTGATACCTCCTGAGTCCGACGGAACCGCGAAGTCTCCGCCTTCATTGAGGAAGGTGTTCTCGGTTTCCTTGAGAACACTGGCCCGCGTTCCGTCTCCATAAACGATGTCTGTGGCTCGGAAAGAGAAGCCATCGGGGAGCGCATACCAGATGCGTCCGTTGACGTAGGCCATGACTCTGCCGCACTTGATCTCGTTGTCATCAGCACGACGGAGAGTTGCTCCGTTGAAGATGAGCGGTTTGGAATAACCGTCTTGGATGACGACAAAGTTCTCAGCCTGAACCATCCAGCCGTCGAGTAGGTTGGACGGATTCTTTAGGTCAGGCGTGGTGCTGAGGTTGATGAACGTGTTTAGCTGAGTGTCATACAACCAGACTTCACCGCTGATGAGGGCCAGAATGTAGGTGCGTCCGTTGTCAGCGATGTAAGGCAGAGCGCATTGGAATACGCCACCGATTTCATCGGGTCCGTAACAATCTTCCGACCAACCGTCAGCCGTGACATTCGTTTGGTCAGCGGTGACGATATCATTGTCTGCGGTTACGGTCAGACAGATGCTGTAATCCTTTTGGACGTAACCGGGGCGAGGGGAGACAAAGCCTTCTCGGAACGATGAATTGATGGCGAAAGCGACCTGATTTTTGTCGATTTCGGACGGCATAACGCCGGTATCGATGCCGCCCTCGAATGTGACGGTGCCATCGGTGTAGCGTCTTGGTGCGCGTTCGCTCATCGTTTAAGCTTGGATACGCTGGACAGAGAAGGAAGATCCTTGATCGACGTAAAGATCATGCGTAGTAGATACGATTATTTCATAATAATCAGTAATAGCAGACGCTTGATCTATGTAATTTAGCGAGATTGGATGATAACCTGAGTTAGTTACATTAAAATCATTGGAAGCGATAATATCAGAACCGTTTTTGCGAATGTAAATGTAAACGGTTGCTGTGACAGAAACAGCGGTTAAATTGAAATATGCATCGATTCTGTAATATCCAGTGAATGGAACAACGAATCGACCGTTAGAAGCGTTGAATCCAGAAGCAGTGTCGATTCCAGAGTAGGAAGCACCGGAATAGGTTGTAGCGTTGTATGGATTTGTGACTGACGGCCCAACACATTGAGGCGGGGTGCCTGAAACCCTTCGAGTGAACGTGACGTAGCTGAACGGAACAATCGACGGAGCCGAAAGTGTGATGTTTCCGGCGCTGTTCGTGACGACAATCGGAAGCGTTCCGACAATTTCTTTCTGAATGTAGGTGGTGCCGTCGCCTACGGGGATTTTGTTGGCCGGAGCGGTGGTTAGGTTGGTGCCACCCTTGGCAATCGGAAGTGTGCCGCTGATATCCGCAACCGAGATTGTGGCGGTGGTAGAAACGACACCGGAACCGCCAGACCCTGCGGTCTTCATGTAACCGGCGGCGAGCAGGTCAAGAGCGGTAGCAGACCCCAAAGCTGGATCAGTGGTGCGAAGAACGTAAGTAGCCGTATTTGGTGCCCCAGAAACGCCGGGGGCACCGGCTGGGCCAATGGCACCTGCAAGCGAGACCAATGCTCCGCTTGAGATGACTGTGCCTGGAACGGAATTGGCGATTCCAAGCAATCCAGAAGTCGGGTTTCTAAGCGTTACGTTGAGAACTGAAACAGCTTCAACCTGAAAATATCCTGCACCTTGAATCGATACGAAAAACTGACCAGCCAGCGACTGAGGAAGAAAAGCTGTTACAGCAAACGGAACAACAACGGTTCCACCTATCGCTGGGACGATAAATGAAGCGGTTGTGGTTGTGTAGGTGCTGACACCATTCGTCCCATTGGTTCCGTTTGTCCCCGCTGGCCCCTGTGGCCCAGGGATGTTGACGGCATAAGAACTAGCACAGCATCCGCTCATGGGTTATGTTTTTCCCATAACCCTCGCAAAATCAACTAGGAAATCACTTCCATACAGCGCCGACCTTGATTTTCGGAGTGGCCTGTTTCCAAACGCCTGAAACTTTGATGAAAGGAGTGGTCTGCTTCCAAGTTCCAGCCACTTTGAGCCAAATCTTGGAAGCTAGCGGTCCAGAGTTTGAAAGGATCGTGAGAAGCATTACTCAGGATCGGTCTCCATCGGAACGGCGAATCCGCCTCGTTCATCCTCCGAAAGCAGCACGGCCATACCTTCGGCGATCAGGTTGCTTCCGGTCACGTCATCGACGATGGCCGATTGACCGGCCAGCACCATTTTTCCGTCGATGTAGATGGTGAACAGGGCCTTAATCTTCATGCGAAGAAAATGTCGCCAATAATGTCGTTGAGACCTACAGCGGTGTTGTCCGCGTCAGCGGCTCCGGTCACCGTCGTCAGCGCGATTCCGGTCGAAAATGCGATGCCGCCTTCAAGCGTGAAACTAGCCACGCCGTTGGCAGGAATACCGATGGTGCGGACGACGCCGGTGCCAGCCGTCGGTGTCGTGGTCTGGTTGTGCAGCTTGACGTACCGGATGGCGGCGTTGGTATTGATGAAGAACCAGCCAAGGACGCGGCCGGCGGAACCCTTGACCACGGTGGCGTTTGTGGTCGCAGCGGAAACAAGATGGGTGCCAGACGCTGCCCCGGTCGCGTTTGCGCGATACTGAACACCAACGTCACCGATGGCGGCAGTACCAGCGACAAGAGCAGGCTGGGTGAAGCTCGTTGTAACTGTTCCGACGACGCCGACAGAGAGGGCTGCCTGCGCGCCATTAGGCCGCACACCGGCGATGTATGTCGGCACGTTGGCGTTGTCCTCGACGCTTAAGAAACCAATCGTCCAAGTCGTCGTGCTGGCCGGATTCGTGGTGCCGTTCCAGAGCCACAGATAGAGGTAAAGCTCCGTGTCGTCGTCAGGGATGTTTTCGATGCGGCTTCCGCGAGTGGTGACCGTTGGTGTCGTGGAACTAGCGACCAGCGAGTCAGCCCAGTTGACGTTGCGGCCGTCTGCATAGGTCTGCATGACGTGGCCTGGAGAGGCCGTGGTGTTGATCGTGGCAGTCGTGTTGCCGCTGTTCCAACCCCTGCGTTGAGCATCAACGCCAGCGTTTGTTGCGGTCGTGCCCGTGTACTGCGTCCACAGGTAGTTCCAGCCGAAAAGATCGACCGTGCATGAACCGGAAGCAGGCCAACCAGCGACCGTGAAGTTGATCGTGTCAACGCTGGGGATCGAAGCGATGGCATAGCGTCCAGGGACGCCATTCGCGCCGTTAATCGCGCCCACCATCATGGACTGACCGACGTTCTCAGACGTGAAGCCGTGAGCGGTCAGCGTGACGGTGATGCTCGTTGCGCTGTTGATCGTGCATGACAACCCCTCGCCAACCTTGTCGGCCAACATGACCGCGAAGTTGTTGTTGGCGATGCGTTGCGACAGGATCGTCTTGTGGCGAGCGGTCAGCGCACCGCGGAACGATTGGACGCTGCGGGCAAGATACTCGGAGTTCGCAGTCGTGCCGCTGGTGACGACCAGGTTGGATGCGCTCTGGGAAACACCGACACCAGTGCCGAGGCGGCGTTGGGTAAGCTCCGTTGCCAGCAACGAAGAACCGACGGCAGCAAAGCCAACCGACCAGATTTCGGCGGGTGCTTGGCGGACAACTGCACCGCTCGCATTTGGAAGCGGGTGGGTGGTCGTCAGCGGCGCTTGATTGGCAGACGTGGCAGCGCCGGCGGGAAGGGCGCTCGACAGAACATCGACCTGAAGCTCACCGCTAGCATCGGTCTTGATGCCGCGAAGGTTGGTTCCGTCGGTGCCGCCGATCAGCGTACCGGATGCGGGAACCGCTGATCCAGTCGTCCCAACGGACGGGTTAGATGCGGTGATGCTTCCGGTGATCGGAATAGCCGACTGGTCAGACGCGATGACCACCGGAGTCGAGTTGGCCATGGTCTTTTGGCCAAGAGATCCCAGCTTTCCGTCGATGGATGACAGCGTTGTCTCTGTCGCGGCACCAGAAGGCAGCGGAAGCGATGCGGCGGATACCGGCTGCGTGGCTTGGAAGAACGTGCCGCTGACAGGAACCGGAGTTGCCCGAAGCTGCGCGTCGGTCAGAGGTTGAGTCAGGCCAGTGTTGGCCGTGACGGTGCCAGAGACAGGGACGGGGGTTGCCCGCAACTGACCATCAGTCAACGGACCAGTGACGGCCACAGAAGACGCGATGCTAACCGGCTGAGTAGCCTGAAAAAACGTACCTGAAACTGGAACCGCAGATGCCCGAAGTTGAGCATCCGTCAACGGCTGAGAAAGCCCAGTATTGGCCGTAACAGTGCCAGTGACAGGCATCGGATTGGATGAGGAAACATCCGTTGCGGATCCGTCTGTTCCGATGCCGATTTTTACGCGCTGATGCAAAACGCCACTGATTTCATCAGCAGCGATGGTTGCTCCGGTTCCTGGCGTGTATCCAACATTGTCAGCCATATTTTAGGTGTATTGAAGGTAGATATCGTTGTCGTTACCACCAGACGGAGAAGCAGTTCCGCTAGTAATGGTTATTCCCCAAACTGTATCGTAATTTGTTGAGGAATTTTTGGTGAGAAGTTGACCGATGACACCACCGGAAGGAACTCCCTGACCTGTAGGTCCGGGCGGTCCGGGAGGACCAGCGGGTCCGGCAGGCCCAGCGGGTCCAATAGGCCCTGGAACACCGCTGATTGCGGTGACGTTCAGAGTGTACGCAGCAGCGTACTCGGATATCGTTGTGACGACAGCCGTTCCTACGAATGCGACTGAAAGAGAATACGCGCTCATGGAGGAACTGTGACACCGGCACAGACGATCAGCTTGTAGGTTCCGGTTGTTTTAGGGCCGAAACTGCCAACAACCTCGAACGAAAAATCAACGTAGTAAGTTCCAGGAGTCCAGTTTACGGTGCTTGCACCTGGGGCTACAAAGATGATGGTCGCGTTGCCAGAACCATCAACCGCACCGGCAACGGTTCCAAAATCGTAGAGCAGTGCGCCTGAAGAATCACGAATCTGAGAGTATCCAACGATGCCAGTCCAAGAAACAGATGGATCAGCGGGGATAGCAAGAGTAACCGAAAACTGCTCGCCGACCTTGGTGGTCATTATCCCGATGTACGAGCAAGCGTCACCTTCGGGCTGGCACTCCTGCTGTGGACTACACGCCGAAGTTTGGCATCCACCGAAATAAAGCTGTGCTGGCATAGCCGAGAAAACCTTCTTTGAAAGACGGTCTTAATCAAGTCAAAAGCATGGAAGTACAGGAACAACCTCTGATACAACACAAATACGGGATTCGTTCACCCGTAAAAATCCCTGATCTTGAGCTAGAACTGTATGCTTTCAGAAATCGGCTTCAGCCAAGTGAGGGTGGATTGGGCACTTTCGATCATTTTCGTAACGCCACGAAAATGTTATGGCCGAAGATGAGTTGGAACCCTTGGCTGGAAAAGCAGATCGAAAGCCTTTGCGATCACGATTACGTTGGATGGGCCGGTTGCGGTGCGTCCGGTAAAACCTTCGGGGCCACTCTTTTCGCGACTGTCTGGTGGTTGGCTAACCCATCGAAAACGGCAGTCGTCCTTACATCCACCACGGCGAAGATGATCCGAAAGCGTATGTGGGCCAATCTTCAGGATCTGACCCGTACAACCCGTGGTTTCCCAGGCAACATGGTGGACTCGAAGATGAGTCTCCAAGCGGTCAAAGGGGATGATCGCCATTCGATTTCAGCGGTTGCTGTAGCCGAGGGAAACACATCGAAAGCGGTGGCCAACATTCAGGGTATCCACGCTGACCGAGTGATGGTCATCATCGACGAAGCGACAGACACGCCAGAGGCGGCATTTGAGGCGTGTACCAACCTCTCGAAAGGTTGTCGCGAGTTCAAAATGTTGGTCATCGGAAACCCTGCGTCCAAGTTCGATCCACACGGCAGGTTCTGCACACCGGCAAAGGGCTGGAGAAGTGTGACGATTGAGGATCAGTCATGGCTGACTGAACGCGGAATGTGCTGCCGATTCGACGGCATGAAGAGTCCGAACATCAGCGAAGGTCGGACCAAGTATTCATACCTTATAACGCATGATCAGGTGTTATCCGCTATGCGACATGAGGGTGAACAAAGCCCTACGTTCTGGAAGTACACCCGTGGTTTCTGGGCACCGGACGGCATGGTAAAGACCGTTTTGTCTGAGGCTTTGGTCGAAACTCATTCTCCGAACAAGAAGCTGATTTTCACCTCGAACGCCTATGAGGTTGCCGCTCTTGACCCTGGTTTCGGTGGCGACCGTTGTATCCTGAGATTCGCGAAGGTTGGTACAGCCAATGACAAGGTGAGCATCTTGTTTGGCGACATCATTCAAATCTCGCCGAATGCATCACTTGCGGATCCTGTGCATTACCAGATCGCCAATCGGGTGAAGGAGGAGTGCATCAAGCGCGGCATTCAACCGGATCGATTCGCTTTGGATTCAAGCGGCGAAGGCGGGGGGTTGGCCGACATTTTGACGCGAGAATGGGGCATTGTGCATCGTGTTGAATTCGGCGGTTCTCCATCGACGATACCCGTGAGCGACGAAGACAGTAGGCCATGCAACGAGGCTTATGACCGGAAGGTGACCGAACTATGGTTTTCGATGCGGAAATGGGTGGTTGAAGAGCGGATTGGTGGTCTTGATGTCGAGACGATGCAGGAGTTTTGTTCGCGAATGTTCGATGACGGCAAGCGCAAGATTTGCGTCGAATCGAAGACCGTGATGAAGCAGAGGACTGGCAGGTCGCCTGACTTGGCGGATGCGGCGGTCGTTTTGCTCGATCTGGTTAGGAAAACTGCTCAGTTTGAACCGAGGAGAACCAAGGCTGATAGGATGTGGGAAAAGCTCGTTGCTGAATCGGACATGATCTATCACAACATCTAGTTATGGGATACAAACTATTGAATATTCATGTTGTTCCGCCGGGAAACTGGATCTACCGAGTTCCAGAGACTGGGGTTGAGATCATTGCTGGATCTTGGCAGCAACTTCAGACGTTTGTTGAGGAACATTACAAGGCCAACGCGATTCCGGTTCCAAAAAACATCATTGATTTGCTGGTCGAGTTTTCGTGTCGCAGAGGTGCGGATTGTTCATTTGACGACGTAGAAATCCCGAAGGTTCAAGGAACGAGATCGTTCCAGATTGGAGATGTGGTCAAGTTCAGCATGAGTTTGGCGCATGGATTGACCATTGGAGGCGGCAAAGTTGACCCGGCAGAAGCTAACCGTAGGGCGGCAATTTGTGCCTCATGCATCTACAATCGTCAGCCGCATGGATGCAGTTCGTGCAACAGTCGTATCATAAAGGAGACGGTAAAGGTTTTAGCGTCTCATGGGTCTACACAGTACGATAATCAGCTTCAGAGTTGTGAGTTTTGTGGTTGTTTCGTAAGAAGCATGGTTTGGTTTCCCATTGAAACCCTTCGTAAATTTGCTGACCCTGCTGAGAACAAGAACCTTCCGGCCCACTGCTGGAAAAAAACACCATGTACGGATCAATAGCTCAACTCCCGCTCAAGACCCTCAACGAGAACGGGACGGCTCCCGATACGCGCATTGAGGATGCGGCGTCAGCGCGAGAAATCTTCCAGAAGCTCATCATGGCCGACGAGCTTCGGAACAACACCAGGGCCAAGCTGCGTGGTCTGGTTGATGGCAATCCTCCGTACAACCCTGCTGAGTTAAGGCGGAACAATCAGGCGTATCGGACCAACGTGAACTTCCGTGAATCGGAAGCGTTCCTGACGTTGGCCATGTCTGCCTTCTACGATGTGTTCGCCGAGGTGCCGACTTACGCGACGATCAAGACTGCTTACGGCAACGACATCGACAAGCGTGATGAGTGGTCGAAGATCATCACCGAGGAGTTTGATCGGCTTCAGAAGCTCGACAAGGACTTCGACTACATCATGCAGCTTTCGCAGCGTGAGATGGTCTTGATCGGTCATGGTCCGCTGATCTTCGAGGACTCCAACAACTGGCGGTGCAAGGCGATTCTCGCGACTGATCTGCTCGTTCCTGATGGCACCAAGTCAAATGTGAGCGACTGGAAGGTGGCCGTCGTTCGCGTTCGCATGGGTGTCGATGATCTGTTCGAGAAGATTCAGGACGAAGAAGCTGCCCGTGCTGCCGGTTGGAATGTCGATTATGTCCGCCAGCGGATCCGGGCTGCGATGCCTGAGCCGTACCGTTCCGGTGTCCAGTACGATTGGGAGTTCTTCCAGCGTCAGCTTCGCTCGAATGACATCACCTTCTCGGCTCGTTCCGAGGTGGTGCTGATGTCCCATGTGTTCTACAAGGAGTTCGATGGGAAGATCAGCCATTGCATCATCGACGAGCGTGACAGCGGTGATTTCATGTATCGCAGGCTTCGCCGGTTCTCGAAGTGGGAGCAGGTGATTCACCCGATGTATTACGACCGTGGTGATGGCGAGCATCACGGCGTGAAGGGCCTGGGCATCAAGATGCTTCAGGCGATGGAACTGAAGAATCGCTTGCGCTGCTCGATGGTGGACAGCGCGTTCGCTCGGACGCAGATCCTTTTCAAGCCTCTCAACCCGAATGCGCTGAACAAGACGAGCGTTGTCCAGCAGGGGCCGTACGCGATTGTTCCGCCTGATTACGATGTCATTCAGCAGAATGTTGCCGGTGTCCTCGACGCGCCGATGGCGGTGAATGCGGACCTAGAGAACGTGCTTCAGGGCAACCTCTCGCAGTACCGGCAATCGCTCAATAAGCCTCAAGGCAACCCGCGCACGGCGACTGAGATCCAAGCAATCGTCTCGCAGCAGAGCGCGATTGGTAAGACTCAACTGAGCCGGTATTACAACCAGCTTGACGCCTTCTTTGAGGAGCGTTTCCGACGTGCGTCCAATCCGAATCTGAATCCGATCACCAAGAGTGATCGCGATGCGATTGAGTTCCAGCGTCGTTGTCGTGAGCGTGGCGTTCCCAATCAAGCCATGCTTGACGTGGACTACGTCGAGGCGACTCGGACGGTGGGCCAAGGATCGCAGTTCGCCAAGCAGCAGCTTCTTGGTTCTCTGCTCGGTCTGCTCGGTTCTCTCCCCGAGGGTGGCAAGATCAATCTGTTGCAGGACTACATCGCCGCCCAGGTCGGACAGCAGATGGTTGATCGGTATCTGCCGACGGCGATCCCGAATGCGAAGGCTCAGGATCAGGCTGCTTTGGCCGTACTCGAACACTCCTCGCTACGCCAAGGCAACCTTGCTGTGGTCACGGACACTCAGAACCATGTCATCCATGTGGAGACGCATCTTGGTGCTGCCAATGAGGCTGCTGGCAGCTTGCAGCAGGGTGCGAATCCGCAGGAGGTCATGTTGTTCTTGCAGGGCATCCTTCAGCACGTTCAAGAGCATCTCCAGCGGTTGTCGCTCGATCCCACTCGGCGTCCGCAGGTCGATGCTTACGCGCAGCAGCTTGGCATGCTGAACGATACGATTCAGCAGCTTGGCGAGTTGGTGAGTGAGCAAGCCCAGGCGATGGCGATGCAGCAGCAGGCGGCTGCGATCCAGCAGGGTGTGGATCCGAAGACGATGGTGATGAACGCTGAGATTCAGGCAAAAATCGCTCGCCAGAACGCCGAGGCCATGGCAAATATCCAGCGTCAGAACGTCAAGACTCAGGCTGATCTGGCCCGTCGAAACGCGAAGACAACCGCTGATATCCAGCGGGCGAATGCAACTGCGGAGGCTCAACTGATGCGTCAGGGATGAAAAACATACACTTCGTTCATGGTCTTGGTAACGACGGATTCCATATCTGCGACAGACTTGCGATAGCTTCTGCCGCCATCAACAACCCGGATTGGACGGTGCATCTCTGGTGCCCTGAAGAACCGAAAGGTGAACACTGGGAAAAGCTGATCCAAAAGGTCCGCGTCAAGGTGATGCTGATCGACAACCCTTTTGTCTGGAACGACAAGGTTGTTGGACATTATGCCAATCGAACCGACTTGATCCGATTGAGTGTCCTGTACGCGATGGGCGGTGTTTACTGCGACACGGACACGTTGACGATTGCCCCGTTTCCTGAGAAGTGGTTCGACCACCAAGCTGTCATAGGCCATGAGTTCTGCGATTCTGGAACCATCGGCCTGTGCAACGCGATCATCTTTGCAAAGCCGTTCAGCAGGTTCATCTGGAAGTGGCTGCAAAAGGCTCAGGAGTACGACGGTTATTCTTGGAACACTCTGGCGGTCCAGTGGCCGTATGAAATCTGGAAGGAAGACAACACGATTTGTCAGCCTGTGGATTTTGAAATGCTTGGTTTCATTCACTGCGGAAGTGGTCGGTACTGGGATGGAATCCATTCGCTTGAAGGATGCGTGACTGCTCATCTGTGGCGTACATACCACAAGGAAAAGATGAACAGTTTGACTGACGAGGAGATACTGAAGAGAGAGTTTACTTATTCGCACTACGCATACAAATATCTATGAAGTTTCCGACGACGTTCTGTGTTTCACTCAAGAGAGCCGCTGAACGAAGAGAGAAGGTTGTAAAGCATCTCAACGAACGAGGGATTGAGTTCCATTTGTTTGACGCGATTCACGCCAGCAAAATGGGTTTGGAAACGAGGTATGCTTACCTTGACGACAAACCGAACTGGCAACCTGAAGACGGCCCTCCGTACAAGATTTCACAGCCTGTCCTTGGATGCTCGCTTTCGCATTACGTCATCTGGCGAATCGCTCAATACCTTCCAGACGATTACTTCCTGATTGTCGAGGACGATGTTCACCTTTGCGAAGGATTCAAAGAAAAGCTGATTGATGTAATCACCAGACTACCAGAAGACTGGCAATATGTATTTGTTGGTCATTGTTGTATGGGCAACAATTTTACTCATGTTCGAGGAAACATCGTTGCGTCCACGTTTGCCCCTCTTTGCACACACGCTTATTTGGTGAAAAAGAGTGTGCTACAACATTTGATCGATACAAATGAGATGATGTACGCTCCTATTGATATTCAATTACAGAAGCGTTCACTTACAAGCATTTCTCATTATTCAATAGTTCCGCCACTAGCAATACAAAACGGAGAAGCAAGTACATTTGGTTATGCCTAATAATTCCTGGGAAAAGGTTCTTGAAGCTCGCTCGAAACTTGAAGGGTGGACCTTTGAGGACAAGAGCAAGTATCTGTACGATCTTGTTCTTGAAACCAAGCCCGAGGTGGTTGTCGAGGTTGGCGTTTGGAAGGGGCTGAGTTTGGCCAGCTTTTGTGCTGCTTCACTCGATCATCCGTGCAAGGTGTTTGCCGTCGATCCGTGGAGCGAAGCGGCGATGGACGAGAATGGTTACGGCAAAAATCTTGGTGAACGGCAGTGGGAACTGGATTCGATCTACAACAGTTTCCTGCGGAACTTCAGGCACCTTGAACTTGATGCGAATCTTCGCGTCATGCGCGAGACATCTTGGGATGGCTCATTCAGGTTCTCCAACGATTCGATTGATATCCTGCATCTCGACGGCGCACATACCGAGTGGGATTCATGCCGTGACGTGATTGCTTGGACTCCTCGTATCAAGCGAGGTGGTTACTTCATCATGGACGACGCAAACTGGGAGACCATGAAGCTCGTTCAAGAACTCATACAATTTAAGTTTGATCATTGGACGTATCTGGAAAATGGAAAAACCCGCGTGTACAAAAAACGATGAGAGACATCATCCGTGAGTTAAGTATCAAAGCACTTCGACGGTTTGCGAACGGTGGGGATGGCCACGCTGACCTCCTCATGCAGATTGAAGACCTTCGTAAGACACTTGAAATCCGAACCAAAGAACATGAGGAACATCTGACCGAGTTGCGTGAGGAGCGCGACCACTGGCTGGCCCTCTACGACGAAAACAAATTCGCAGCCGAATTCCTGATGAGCTACGCAAAAAACGATGTCCCGTTATTGAAGGATCAGGTGGATTGGGAGGTTGGAAAGATTGTTCTCCCGCAGGAGACGGGCACCTATTACTTCAATCCATGCATCATCCAAGAGGACGATGGACGAATCACATTTTTCGCCCGTCGATGCCGTAACAAGCGTGAGAATGACGAGGATGTCTACATCGAGAAGAACGACATCGTGATGTTCGAGCTTTCGCGTGACCTGCGGGCCACCAAGAAGGCTCTGATCTCGCTAAACTCGCACTATCCGAACGAGCAATTCGAGGATCCTCGCGTGGTCCGATTCGGCGACAAGTACGGCCTAAGCTGCTGCACGTTCATCCCGTTCAAGAGCTACGCGCACCAGGGGATGTTCCTTTTGGACAAGCACTTCCACAA